ACAAAGGCAAAGTCTTACCCAGCCGCAGCCACGGTCTACGAAGAAGTCGACATCGATGAGGTCGACCTCCGCACTCATAAGTGGCTAAAGTCGCGCTACGACACAGAGGAGTGGGTTGCGCTTCGAGCAAAGCGTGACGAACTCCTTGCCGCATCCGACTGGGTTGTCGTGAAGGCTCAAGAAGCTGGTGAGGATGTACCCGCAGCATGGGTGACGTACCGGACTGCACTGAGAAATCTTCCGGCGGCTACCAGTGACCCGGCAAACCCGACGTGGCCCACCGCTCCGTAACTATGGACGAGAGTTCGCTCAGAATTCTTCTCACGCTGGGGGGGATGATTGCGTCAGTGGCTGCGGCATTTGCCGTGGTGCGCCAGTCTGTGAAAACATTGACGGAATCCCTTGCTGACCTTGAAGTGCGATTGAGAGGGCTTGATTCTAAGATTGACCGTCTCGAGACAAAGTCAGGAACAGTGGAACAAAGGCTAAATATACTGGCTACCATGAGTTCGCCTGACGCTCTCGAAAGACGGAACCGGGAGCTAGGTGGCGTACTCGCTAGGTTATTGCACGTTGAGCGGCAGGCGGAAAAGCTCGTTGCACTCCATAATGGAAAGCATCCTAAAATTAGCGGAACTTAGAAAAGCGTCTTATGATGTGTGATTGCACTCAGGGAGGTGAGCGATGATTTCATTAGAGCATTTGGTCTACCACAAAGATTTAGGCGACGATTACATCAACGGCGTTGTGGCGTTGCGCCCATTCGGGCCTGCCATCGGGTACTCGCAGATGCCGGATGAAGTGATAGATGCTTTCAATGCAGACATCGACAACGGTGAGAAGCAAGACTGGAGCGACAAGCTGGTTGGCAAAGTGGATGCTGAGAGCCTTATCCCGACAGATGTTTTGCAGCCCCACTCTAAGTTCTTCACCAACGCTGCGCTTGAATATGTTGATAACTACGCTGGTCGATACTGCAAGCCGATCCGGGCTGACATCAAGCCAACGGTCAACATCCACAGCGCGTGGTACGTTCAGCAGAAAGCTGGAAACTTCAACCCTTTGCATATCCACACCAACGCGGAATTATCGTGCGTCGGCTATCTGGCGATGCCAGAAGGCATTGACGAGGAGTGGGCTGAAGAAGATGAAGACCACTACCCAGCGGCAGGACACATAGAGTTTCTGCACGGAAGTCAGACGTTTTTGAGCAGATCGACGTTCATGGTTAGGCCAAAAGTCGGTGACTTCTTTATTTTTCCTGCCGACCTGATGCACACTGTGTATCCGTTCAAGTGTGCTGGCGAGAGGCGTAGCTTCTCAATGAACATCGTGCTTGGAGAGAAAGAAACCGAAGAGGCATAGAGATGGCGACAAATTCAGAAGCACGACAGGCCAGCGTTCGCGGCGTCACGTCAACGACTGGCACTTATGACGAGGACTGGGTGGCGTTGTTCACCGAAAGGTCCGCGCCTGCCGGAACGTACAACGAGCGCCTTCTCAACTACATCAACACCAAGCTATCCACCAGCTACACCAATATGAACGATGCTCTGCAAGCATTGGCTGCGAACCAAAGCGCAGATAATTTTAGCTCAATGGGTACGTTTACACCGTGACCACCAACCAAGAAGCCCGCCAGATATCTTGTCGTGCGTCGTCGGGAACGGCTCTTACTGTCAATGAAGACTGGCTGGCTGTTGCCGCCGCTGCTGGCTATACGACCGGCACCATCAACGAGCGTTTATTGAACTACATGAATGCCGCGCTAGGAGCGGCGTGGGATGTAGCAGCATGGGACGAAGTTTCATGGGACGGCACTGGAGGCAACCACACGAACATCAACGAGGCTCAAGCAGCGTTCGCAGAAAGCAACGGCATCGTCGGTCCTGGCGGCCTGTTCTCACAACTTGGATCGTTCTAATGGCTGATGATATTGGCGTCCCAGATAAATTGACGTGGCAACAGAACCGTCGCCGGTTGGCCTACATCGCTATGGCGGCGATCTTGGTGACGATTGCATCGAGCTTTGTGTGGCCGGAGCGAGCCGCACAGGTGCCTGCCGCAGAGATGATCTACATCAGCTTGGCTGGCGTCATCATGGCGTTCTTCGGCGCCGACGCACTGGTTAGCAAGAAGAAGGGCTAATGCTTACGCTGCTCGGTAGCCTGTTGGGCTTTGGGACAAGCATCGTTCCAGAAGTTCTCGGGTTCTTTAAGCAGAGCCAAGCTAACAAACAAGAAATCAAGATGCTGGAGGCGAAAGCCCAGTACGCTTCGCAGCTTTCCACCCTCAAGTTACAAGAGTTAGACGCCGAAGCAGACATTGCCGAAACCAAAGGGTTGTACGCGCACGACACTGCGCTTGCAGCGAAAGGCGGATGGGTCGTCGGCTTGCAAGCCAGCGTCAGGCCGGTCGTCACCTATTTGTTTATGTCAGCGTTTCTGGCGGTCAAAGGCGGCATGGTCTATTCGTTGATTTTCACGCAAAGCGTCGATTGGGTTACGGCGCTCGCTGTAGCGTGGGACGGTGAAACGCAAGCGTTGTTCGCTGCCATCATGTCGTTCTGGTTTGGCAACAGAGCGATGAGCAAGGCAAGGGCGGTCATTAACAAATGAGCATTTCAAAGCATTTCACGTTAAACGAGTTGATGAAAAGTCAGACGGCGTTACGTCTTGGCTTGGACAATACGCCAGACCATGACGCGCTGGAGGCTTTGGCCGCGCTTTGCGAGAACGTGCTTGAGCCAGTGCGCGAGCATTATGGCTTGCCCGTCATCGTCAGCAGCGGCTACCGATCCCCTGCGGTTAACAAAGCCATCGGCAGCAAGTCCACCAGCCAGCACACCAAAGGCGAGGCGGCGGACATTGAAATACCAGGAATTGATAACCTAGAGCTTTACTATTGGATTGCCGTGAACGCCGACTTTGACCAGGCAATTCTGGAATATTACAACGGCGAGGCGTCAAGCGGCTGGGTCCACGTCAGCTACGCAGGACACGAAAACCGCAGGCAAACCCTCAGAATTGATAAGGGCGGCGTCACCCGAGAGACTTTCAGCGGAGGCAATGGGTTGCCACCCCTAGCGGCGTGAGTTAGCTTTTCTGGGTACTCCTCCCAAGTACCACCTGAGAACCCAACCACTTTAAGGCCCGTCCTTTTTCGGACGGGTCTTTTTTTACTTATTGCGTCCAGCGTGGCTGCTCAAAAACTGCAAATGCTCAGTGTAGCGGCATATTTGGCATCTATCTTCCTCGTTCTTTGGGTTTCGGATTGCCTTTGCTGTCCTTGATTCGAACGCACCGCAAACGCACCGGACCAACCATCTTTTTGGGATGTCGCGCAAATAACCAACGACTGTAAACCTGCCGCGTTTCATTCCTGTAAGATCGTTTTCAATTGAGTGGGGCCATTTTTTCGTGGGCGGCGGCTCGCGCCAATGGGCGGCATTGATCTTCTTGGCGGGCTTATACTGAAAGCCTTTTGATGTAACGCGAGCGGCGGTGCCGTTCAAAGGCACATGTGTCAGCCCGACCTCAATTGCGTTTCGTCTGCTCATTTAGCCCCCACTTCTAAATCTCAGTTTCGTTAATTTACTGCTTATCCGGTAGTTTTAGGCGCGTCTTTTTTTGTGAGTTTGTCGAGTAAATCTGCATATCCCGCAATATCGGTCGCGTGATCTTGATATGTCTCGTCGCCCTCTTTGGATCGCGCCACCTTCTTCAGAACCTCCATACGCGCTACATCAGTCTCCGTGATTTCCACATCCAAATAGGCACTCCAAAGACGAGCAATGCGTTGATGCAAGACACGAAAGTCACCGTGCTTCCCGTGCCGGTCTTTGACCGCCTCTGCTGCTGCTTCAAGGATGTCCATCAGTCTCATCCATCGTGTCGCCCTCAAGCCGCTCTTGGTCTACATGAGTTTTAACAACGCTATCAAACTTGTCCGGGTAAGCGCTCCAAGCGCTCACTCTGTTTTTGGCTTGGCTGGGAAAGTGAAGTGTCGAACCGCACTCGCATCGGGCGCTAACCATGTCTGTCTTTTCGTCATAGCCCACAAAAGACGTGTATATGTGTTCGTGCTCTTTAGGCATATCAATTTGCTCCCTGTTTCTACGCAGCATCGCGGCTTACGATATATGTGCTGTCCTTCACGCCCTTACGCGCATCGCCGCGCCAATGTTCAGGTATTCTAATTGTTTTACCGTTGCTCAAATTGCGGTTGTGCGCTCGCACTTTGTGGCGGCACTTAGATGCCTGCTCGGCAGTCATAACGGTTTGCTGCCGCCTTGGGTCTTCGGCTTCTTTGAGATGGACCTGACTGCACCCAAGAAACGTAATGTTGTGGCGTTTCATCACGCTCTGCGCGGCTCGCCTCTCCTTGCGCGGTACGGTTGTCGGGACATGCTGCGAACGCGATGAGTTGATTATCTGTAAGCACAGAACCCATGCAGCAAGGTCGCCGTCAGCATTAAGGTCGTACTGATCTTCCATTTTTTCTAAGGCCCAGGGGCGCTGCACCCACTCGCCGATAGCTCCGTTGCTTCTATCGCCAATCTCAAAACAAAGACGACCTATTCCAAAGTGATGACGGACGCCTTGTGGCCTTTCTGTAAAAAGATTTGCCGTGAACTCATCCGCGTCAGGGATTTTAACCGTGTGCAAAGCAGTAAGAAGTCCTGAAGTCGGGCAGATGTATTCAATCCACGTCTTTTTAGCAGGAACCAAAAGTTCATCTAGGCTTGTGCAGTATATTCCGCTCTGCACCATAGATGGGCCATGCAGTTCCGCCCTGTCTTGCGGCGGGGTGCAAAACGACGCCCACCAGTCATTCTTCGCAAGCGGTGTGCAATCGAACACATAGGTGTCGTGCATCTGTTCTATAAACTCCTGTGTTAACCCAGCAGTGAGTTTTTTCTTCTGCGCCCAGTCCGGTATCAGTGGGCTTAGGCGGCTTCCGCCGTCACTACAATTCAACAATTTTGCGGCTAGTGGCGTCATGGAACTCATCCTCTCTTTGGGTTGATGTCTGACGTTATGCCAAACATTCTTTTCGGTGCGGCTACATGGCCGAAACGTCCAGGGATGGGTGAAATTTTGACTTCGATGCGGCGTCCGCGTTCCAAGTGGTAGGCGATCAATCGCGCCGCCAATATCTCTGCGCCTTGCTTGGTGCAGTAGTCGTGCATTGGCTCGGTGCCGCCGCCTATCGGCTCTTTGTCTTTCAGCTTGCTCATTCTGTATCTCTTCCCGATCTTAGCTCTGCCAGACCTGCTGGTATTCTGTGCATTTGAAGACACCGTGGTTGACGCTAAGTTCCATCGGTATCTCGCATGGGTATCCGAGTTCTTCGTAGCGGCTTTTGTGAACGATGAGCCTAGCTTTCGTTTCGCGGTTGCCTGACTCGTCGGTGAAGTTGTCTCGGTGTATCGACATCACTTGGTCGGCCTTGTTTGCCCAATGCTGCGAACCAGCAATGCTGCTGTAAGTGATTGGCTCCCTTACCCCTGCGCCAATCGGCTTCGCTGGATGCGCCAATATCTGCAAGTGCAAGTTACAAGCCTTCGCTAGGTAAGTGCATTTGTCCAAGCACTCGCCAATCCAACCCGTCTCCGTTTGATCTCGTCTGCTAAATGTCGGAACAATCATGTTCCACGGATCAATAGAAGCGGCGCTTATCCCGTGCCTGACGTAGGCGTTGTTGACCATATCAACGACCCAATCAAAGCTGGGCGAGTTGCGCGGGTGGTGCAGAAACAGAAAGTGATCTTCTATCCAGTCGTCGGCTTCTTTCTTCTGCACGTCTGACATTTCGTTTTCTAGCCGACCCCAGTAGGCGCTTCGCAGATTGCGTCGGACAAATGGCTTCTCTCGGGTTTCCATTGACATGATCGCAACACGAATGTCGTAGCGCCGCACGATGTGCGCCCAAAGCTGTTGCGACAAATGAGATTTCCCGTGACCGGGCCAACCCGACATGATCGAAAGATGTGATGGCGACAGCATCAGGCGGGATTCCCACTCAGGCCAACCCTGCCACAAGGTCAAGGCCGGTGGCTCCGGTATTTCCGACAGGCGGTATATGCCTTCGATGGGGTATGGCGCAGGGGACTCGCGCAGATACATGCTCAAATCTTCCGCACCCC